TGCTGCTGGGGTGGCTACAGGCGCTGGGGCAGAGCTTGCGGGTGCTGAAGGTGCTGCGGCTGGCGCTGGTGCGGCTGCGGGTGCTGCTACTGCGGCGATTCCATCGGGCATGCTGTTCTCCTTGGTGTTGCGGGCAAACAAAAGCCCCGCCGGTCAGGGCAGGGCTTGTTATCGTCGAATTTTGATGCGTTGATCGTTACTCAGATGTACCCGAGTCCTGCGATGAATCGTTTGAAGGGCTTTCGGGGCTCGGGGATGGTGCATCCTGGCCCGTAGAGGGTGCTGGCTCGCCACTCGTAGGGTCCGCTGTCGCTTCCTGCGTGGCCTCCTGTGGCTTGACGGCGTTCACATCGGCAATGGACTGCAACTGCTTGTCGATACCCTCAGTCGTATTCTTCAACTCGTTCTCGACCTCGGACAGTTTGGCATGCAGGGACGTGATTTCCTCATCCTTTGCCGCGTCGGCAGCCCGCAGCGAGTTGATCAGATCCGACTGTTGGTTGATCGTCTCGCCTGCCCTCTTCAGTGCGCTCGGGAAGTCGGTGGCTGCCGGAGCGGATGTCTTTAATCCAGCCTGCTCGCCAGTCTCTTCGGACGGCTCACCGCCCGTTGGCAACTCAGGCGCGGCCAGGTCCTTCCATCCATAGGTCATCCCCTCTTCCAGCGGAGCGGGGAATGACTTCTTGATCGCCGAATCAAGATTCTGGCCGCCCATGATCGACGTATCCTTGCTCGGGTCAAGGTATGTCACGATGAGATGCTCTTTGCCATCGGATTGCACGACGCTTTGCGCCACGAGCGCATTGACCGTCACAGGCCCCTGCACCAAACTAACGACATCGCCAAACTTTTTCATGGTTCGCTCCTACTTTGCTTCTGCTGCGGCCAGTTTGCTGGCCATTCGTCTCAAATTGACTGCGGGCATACGCCCCTTCATGGTCGCTGATACCTTTGCTTTATGCGCCTCGCTATGAGGTTTTGTCCTGGCCTCCGCAAACACCACAGCCAGTGCAGGATTCATCCGCATGCCCTTATTCCAAGCAACCTGAACACCTTTCTGGCCCTTGTTTTTCGGCTCTTTCCCGGTCGGAATACCTTTAAGTCGGGTTGATCTGCACCGCCGTTGCTCATCGCTGTATGAATCCTCGCGCTTTCTCGCTCCGGCTTTCAAATTCTCCAGTGCCTTCCCGGTTCTCTTTCGTCCGCGAAGTGATGCGACTCGCTTCGCAATCGTCTCAGGAGACTGTTTGCGGCCGGTATGGATAAGCCTTAGCTTTCCCCGCGTATCTTCTGTGCGAATGTGGTTCAATCCGCCAGTCGTGCAGTTGTATCCTATGGCCCGGCTTGTTGCAGAGGTCAGAAGTATCCAGAGCGTCTCAAGCGAATTGAGATCATCCACGCATTGAGCTTGGGCTAAAATCTCCACATCGAATCCGTCAATCCCATACTTTCTAATGGCCATCTGCAATGGACCGCGCTTGCGCTCTGCATCGGTAACATGCTGCTTCAGACGTTTACAGAGAGGCTGAAGTGTTTGCCCAATGTAGTATTTGCCATTGGCTCGATTTGTGAGAAGGTAGATGATCATTTCTCACCCATTGTAGCCGTTAATTTGCTCGCAAGGTCCAAAATCTTACCACCGGCGGAAACTTGCGCCGCTTCGCTTCCGTTCTGACCCAACGGAGGAAGATGGGAGATGCGCTGCAGGTTTTGAACCTCATCAGCCGCATCGCGCAACAATAAAGCTTTGGCCTGTTCCATCATCGGGTCCGGCGGTGGCGGCGGTGGCGCGCCGGCCATCTTCACTTTCATTGCCCTCTGAGCTTCCTGGGCGGCCTCTCCGGCCTCCAACTGGAGCGCCATCGCGTAATATGCCTTGGTCCGCTCCCAGCCTCCGGGGTTCGATTTCTTGTAGTCGCCATTCTCCTGCCAGAACAGGCGCATCGTGTCGCGCAGGATCGGGAAGTCCTCAACCTCCTGCTCCGGCACAACTGGCAACTGATTAACCTGTTGGCCCGTCTGCGGGTCCTGAACGGCGATGTAGTTATTCTCCATCAGCGTGTTGATTGCCTGGAGCGTCCTCGCGCGCTGTGCGGCCGACGGAAGAACCATGCCCGGTGTGCCGAGAATCGCAATTGCGGACTCCTGATTCGGAACCACATCCATGATCGCCGTCGCAATGGGGTTGTCCTGGCTCGCCATCTTGACGAAGTTCATCATCGTGTCGCGGATCTGCTGCGGAGTCTGAGGGAGGCCCTGGTCGATGTCCTGATACACCTTGATGTGGCCCTGCATCTTGTTCCAGTTCACATAGTTGTTCCGGAACTCAGAGCCGTTGGACTGAATGACGTCCCAAATCTCACCGACCGCGCCCGCCTGCATCAACTTCTGGAGGCACTCAAGAGCGTTCTGAGCCGCCTGCGCATGCTCTTCCTTTACGCCTTTCCAGTAGATATTCAACCGGCTGAGAGCCGTATTCAAAGCCTGCTCCTGGCCGCCCTTGGTCTCAATCCCTTCCTGTCCACCACCGCCAAACGTCTGAGGCGTCACACCGGAAATCAACTCGCACATATTGATCAGCATGTTGGGATAGGTGAAGACCTGGGGGTCAAGTTTGAACTCGAATTGCATGATCGAATCGCCAAGAGGCTTATCGACGCCGGCGCCCTTGGTCTGGATGCCGTTCAGAACGCCTGGCGACATGACCCGGCCCGCCATCTCTCGACGGTCAATCTTGTTTGAGTCGTAGATCGTCATGCCAGCAGCGCAACGCTCGATCCAGTCGTCGATCAGGTCCATCGTGTCGTTCAGCCGGATATTGAACGGCACCACGTTGTCCGCGATCGAGGGAGGATACATGCCCACGTTCTCATGGAGAAGGCAGACGGACCATTCCTTCGCCAGATTGGCTTTGCGCACATCAGCAACGACAGGACCGATAAGAGTCACCTTGACGCCATCAGGGAAGTTCTCTTCCATCCAGTTCTTGAAATCCTCATCCCCGGTGCGACCGTAGGCGCTCGGCTGCATCCAGTTCATGCTGAGGGTTGGCTTCTGATTCTGGGAGTCTGACGTGTATCCCCAGCCCATGCTGGTGACTTCATTGCGGCGGAGCTTCTCATAAGAGGCATTGGGTGTCGTTCCGAGTTCCGCGCCCTCGGTGATCTGCTTGAAGATCGCTGGATAGGTCTGACGCAAAGCGCCGATGTCCACTTCCCTGTCGAAGCTTAATGTCGGAGTCTGCTCAATCGAGCTTGCCGAGGGGTCGGCATCAATTTCCATTGGCCCATGGACACTCCACTTGACCATGGCGCGCGCAACGCGCTTCTGCCCGGTGATGGCCGTCTCGGAGCTTTGCTCGGCGGGATAGAAGGATTCGGGCCCCAGCGGAGATTTGCAAGTCGGGCAACTCTTGGCCTGGTTGAGCGGGAACTGTTGAGCCGGCGTATCCGCTCCGCATCGGTAGCAGTGGTAGCGGTCGGGCTTCTGAACGGCGATGTCACCAAAGATGTCCTCGTAGTCCCAGCCCGCCCAATCGCCGTCGAGAACCGCGCGTGTGTGCTTGAAGTAGACGCCGTAGAGGTAGAGATTACTTGACTCAGAAAGCAGAAGTTTGTCGCTCTTATTCATCCGCTCGATGATCGAAATGGCCTCTTGAGAAGCCTTGGCCGTCGTCACATCGGCAAGAATCTCGGCGTTCTCGGGCTTTACAAGGACGGACGGAACGGCGCCCGCGATCACGGAAGAGAATCCACCCTCAAGCATCTGGGTGATGTTGTTGCCGTACTTCTCGAGGTAGGTGTCCTCGGCCTCGGCTTTGCCATTCGCGCGGTTCCAGGCGAGCACGTCGACATAAGTGTTGGAGGATGGATCGAACTCAATGAGTTGGCTGCCACGAAACATCAGGACGTTGCGCATCCAGCCGGGGATGCGTAGAAGACGATCTGGGGCCCAGCCGGTGCGGTAGGTCGTGATCGTCTCAACCATCTTGTCTTTGTAGCCCTCGGGGAACTGGAGTTCCTGCTCCTGCTGCTCCGCTGTCTGTGTCTGAGGATTGTCGGGACCATGGGCGACATCAGGGCCAGCCTGTTGCACTCCGGAAGTTCCCATCGTCACAGCGGGTGAGGACATTGGCTACTTGACTCCTGATTTGGCCTTTTCAGCCCGTTCGTTTGCTCCCCTGCGAAAGTCTTCCCTGATCTGCGCGCCCAACTTGCGGTGCTGTTTCGGCGGATCGATGGGCTTCTCGTCCGGAGTTGACTCAATCGGTAAAGACCGCAGTTGCCTGTTCAGGTCGATCAGTTCGTCGTTGACTTTGAGTAAGTCCTCGATGCGCTGCTCTCGGTCGAGAAGTCTCTCTTCCGCAAGTTCTAACCTCAACCGCGATACCCAGGGCCATCTCATGCCGCTACTCCTTGCCAGAAGGCCAGCCACCCTGTCGGCGCTGTGCCGGCTGCGATCCATTCGCCGTTCACTTTTATTTCAACGAGAAA